GGAAACTATTGCGAGCACGCTCATAAGATGAACACCGGTGGATATTCCGATTAAATAGGCAATCATTAGTATGTATTTTTCGTTGTCGGTGTTGTCGGCTTTTTCACCGACATTTTCAAGGAATTCTGGCGCGCCGGAAAGCCTGGTTGCGTGTTCAAGCTCTACAGCACGCCCGACGGCGACCGCAGCTGTACCTTCTACAAACTCTGCCAGCGCGCCGACGGCAAGCTGGAGGAGGACGACGATGCTCAGCAAAATCTTACCTTCAAGAAGTTCCACTGGAGCAAAACCCTTATGCCGCCTCCTTTCTGGAGCGAAGAGCGCCGCCGCTTCTACCGCGAGCAATACGGCGGTGAAGACTCTCCTGGATACCAGCAGAACGTCCTCGGCAACTGGGGCGATCCGGAAAATAGCGTCTTCCCCTGGCACCAGTTCTCCCGGCTGCTGAAGGACATCCCCAGTTACCGGGTACTCAAGATCCTGGTCGACGAAGGCCAGGGCGAGGTCTCCATTTTCGCCGCCGAATTCCGGCCGCCCGTCCTTGATGGCGCCAAGGGAAAACCCGAGCAGGTCATCATCACCGACCGCCGGGAGCCGGCCGGCAGCTTCGACCTGCGGGCGGAAATCCGCAGCATTTTCACCGCCGAGTCCGGCCTGTACTTCGGCGGCGCCGACCTGGGTTTTTCCATGGATCCGACCGAGATCCTGGTCAAGCTCATCCTCGGCCCCATCCACCGCACCGTGGCCCGCGTCCAGCTCAAGGGGGTCAGCTACGACCAGCAGGCCGAAGCAATCGACGCCCTCGATGACATCTACGACCAGGGCCGCAACGAGATGGGATGGGGAATCGACTTCGGCAATGCCGGCACAGCCGTCTGCCACATCCTGCAAAACCAGGAGCGCTACGCGGCCAAAGGCTACGAGGATCGCCTCGCCGGCTACCAGTTCGGCGGCACCTACGAGGCCGTTGACGAGCAGGGCGAAATTCTCATCGACCCCAAGTCCCGCAAGCCGGTCAAGCTCACAGGCAAGGAGTTGGCCACCGACCTGCTCGTCGGCAAGATGCAGCGCCTCGAACTTGAATACCCCTACGATCCGGACCTGATGCTCGACTACCCCAACCACACCTACCGGGCCGGCAGCAAGCACCGGATCTTCAAGAAGGAAGACGACCACATCATCGACGCTGACCGGGTGCTGACCCTGCGGGTCATCCTGCCCAACGAGCCCGGCGACGACATCTTTGCCTGAAACGAGGAACGATCATGATCGACCGATTCAGACAGCTGTTCCAAAAGGCCCCGGCCGATCCCGGGCGCAGCTCCTGGCAGCTGAGGCCAAGCGATGGCCAGGGGCCGTTCACCTCCATGTTCCAAAGCTGGGTGCCACGCAAAATCGAAGCCGAGTTCTACGAGTTCCTGCGCGAGGCCATCCCCGTCATCGACGCCGCCATCGGCCGCCTGGTCAGTCTCGACGGCCACATCGTCGTCAAGGGCAATAACCAGGCACTGGTCGACGAAATCCAGGACTGGTTCGACAACGTCCCGGTCAACGACGTCCAGCGCGGTATGCAAGCCTTCCACCAGAACATCAGCAACGAGGCCTTCGAGCAGGGTTTCGGGCTGGGCGAATTCATCCCCGACAGAAAACGCACCGACATCGTCGGGCTGCGCGTCGCCGACAGCAAGACGATCAAGTTTTCCCGCACGAACACCGGGCTCAAAATCTACCAGCAGGCAGACGGTGACCGGGAACCGCGCGAGCTCAAACCCGACAACCTGATGTACTTCAGCATCAACAACGAGAACCAGAACCCCTACGGAACACCCCTGATGCGATCCTGCGAGTTCTGCGCCCAGGTTCTCGCCACCATCCAGAACGCCACCCTGAATGTCTGGGAGCGGTTCGGCGACCCGAGCTTCGAGCTTATCTACAAGACGAACAACAAGACCGATCTCGAAACACGCCGCAAGGCGCTCGAAGACGAACTGAACACGGCTGTCCGGGCCAAGCGTGAAGGCAAGAGCGCCGATTTCGTCCGCGCAATCCACAAGGACGCAGACATCTCCATCAAGGTCATCGGTGCCGACAACCAGATTCTCGAGATGGAAGTGCCAGCCCGACATGTGCTGGAGCAGATCATTGCCAAGACCGGCCTGCCTCCCTGGATGCTCGGCATGCACTGGAGCACCACCGAACGCCTCAGCAACGCCGAGCTGGCCGTACTGCTCTCCGACATCGCCACCCGGCAAGCCGCCAAGATGCCCCTGTTCAAACGTCTGGTCACCAACCTGCTGCTGCTGCGCGGCCGCACCTGGAAGCCGGGCGACTGGTGGCTCGAGTGGGGCAAGGTCAACCTGCACGATCAGGTCCAGCAGGCCCAGGCCCGATTCCTCAACGCCCAGGCCGACATGTACTACCTTCAGAACGCCGAAGCCGCCGGCATTGAGATCAGCATCGACGACCTCGCCCTCGGCAAAGAAGTCTCCAGCGGCATTCGGCAGGTCAAGTCCTGCGGCTGCCGCCATGCTGGACCGGGGCCGCGCCAGGGCACCAAGGAAACCCAGCGCACTTTCTCCTGGCCCGAGCTCGACCAGCTCGAAAACGACTACGAGGCGCGCCTCAAGGCCGACTGGCTCGAGCTGCAGAAAACCGTCACCGGCATTCTTGGTTTCGGTGTCCCCAAGGACGCCAAGGCCCCCGACCCCGAGACCTTTACCTTCACGCCGGAACAACGGGCCAAGATTCTCGATGCCCTCAAGGCTTTCATCGGCATCTATGCCATCACCGACCCAGACAACCCGATCACCTGGTACTACGGCCAGGCCTACAGCCTCGGCCTCATCCAGGCGGCCCGCATGGTCGGGCAGGAACGCCCTGCCCTCGACCTGATCAAGAACCGCGAGATCTTCGAGCAGCTCGTAGGCGAAGGATTCACCCGGGTCAAAAACCAGGCCACCAAAGCCATCGTCGACCGCATCCTCCCCGAGATGGAAGCCTACGTCATCACCGGCAGCAACCCTGTCGAGGTCGCCGCCCGGCTCGAAAAGCTGTTCAGTGACGCCAACAGCAACTGGGAGCGCCTGGCCCGCTCCGAACTGTCCATGGCAGCCGAGACCGCAAAACTCAAGGAATGGGCCGAGTGGGACGTTGCCATGGTCGAGTTCATCCCCGCCCCCGATGCCTGCTCGATCTGCACCGCCCTGGCCGGCGACTATCCCATTGCCGAGACACCAATACCCGTGGCAGACACCCATCCACGCTGCCGATGCGCCACCACGCCGGCGGCAAGCGAGGTCGACAGGTGAAAAAAGTGACATGGTCTGCCAGACAATGTCACAAATTTTCGATATCTAGCGGGTAAGCGCGTTTCTTTGAGAGTTCTAGAAGGGATTTAGAGCGTGGCTAGAGAAGGATTTTATCCACAGGTCGGTCAGGGGCCCAGGCAGGGCAGAACGCCCGATTTTTCTGGCCACACCCTCGAAGGCGTCAAGCGGCCGGCCGAAAGCGAAAAGGAGAGCGACATGGACGAACGGATGCAGACCCTGGTGGCCGCGATCGCAACCATCGGCGACGATGGCTACACCGACTCCGGCAAGCCCAAGGTCGAAGCCCTGGAGGCAGCCGCCGGCATCGCCGACATCTCCGCCGCCGAACGCGACCAGGCCTTCGCACTGTACAAGAAACAGGCCGCCAGCGATCCGGCCCCGGCCAGCGATCCGGCCCCGGAATCCGACACCATCACCATCGCCGACATCATCAAGGCCAAGAGGGCCGAAGGGATGAAAATCTGATGATCCGCTGCAAGGGTAAAGGTCCGCTCGACGGCCACAAGGGATTCGCCGGGCTCAAGGGGGCCGCCTCGGCCATCGAAGTCACCGACGAGCTGCTCTCCCGCATCAACGGCTTCGCACTGGAGCCTCTGGCTGCCGAGGATGTTTTCATCGGCAAGCAGATTCTCGCTCACAACGGCATCGACCGCGACCTGGAGCGTTTCACTGACGAGCTGCTCGAGCAATTCGCCGCCACCCTGCCCGGGAAATCGGTCCTCTATTTCCACGACCGGCGCGGCACCCTGCCCCTCGGCCTCTATTTCGACGCCAGCACGGAATCCCTCGGTGTCGAGAAGTTCAAGGCGCTGACCGGCGCCGACCCGCGGCTGCCGGAAGGCATCGACCAGGTCAAAGTGCTCTGGGCCTGGTACTACGTCGTCAAGACCGATGAGGTCGATTTCGTCCTGAAGAACATCGTCGGCGGCACCTACCGACACTGGTCGATCGGTTTCACCGCATCCGACCTGGTCGCCGTCAAGAAGGAGGCCAACGGCCCCACCCTCTACTGGGAGTACGTCGGACCCGGCGAGGCCCTCGAAGGGTCGCTGGTATGGCTTGGAGCACAGCAGGGTGCCTCAAGCCAGAAGGCCGCCGGCAAAACCGCTCAGCCCGAAGGAGAAGAACCGATGAAAAAACTGCTGCAGCTGCTCGGCGCCACGCTGGGCAAGTCGTTTGGCGACGACACCACCGAAGAGGCGGTTGCCAATGCCGTCAAGGACGCCCTGGCCGCCAAGGACAACGAGATCGCCAGTCTCAAAAGTCAGGTCGACGAACTGGCCCCGATGGCCGAGGTCGGCAAAAAACACCGCGACCATCTGGCAAGCGAGTTCGCCCGCATGAAGGCCGCCCTGGGCGAGTGCGACTCCACCGACGAAGCCAGGGAGAAAATGAAGTCGTTCGCTGCCGGCCTCGACATCGCGTTCCTCGAAAGCGAGGTCAAGCATCTGTCCCGCCGGATGGAGGAGAAGTTCCCCGACGGCCAGATCAACGGCGGCGACCCCAACAGCAATCGTGGCGGCAAGGCCGGCGAGAAAAACCCGCTGGTCCCCGAAGACGCTGCCTAACCCTGACCCGAGGAGGATTCAGTCATGGCCAAATATGCAACCCCCCGCGGTGGAGTGACCGAAAACCGCACGCTCAAGCACGCCCACTCGGCAGCCCTGGAGGCGACCGAGGTCCTGGTCATCAACGGCCAGGTCACCGTGGCCGTCAACGACTCGGCCGCCAATGCCGACAACGTGTTCATCTTTGCCGGGCCGGTCGAGTTCGACAAGGAGGCCGGGCTGGCGATCAACGCCGGCGACGTCGTCTACTGGGACGACACCGCCAAAGAGATCGACAAGACCAACACCAACGTCAAGGCCGGCATCTGCAAGGAAGCCGCGGCGGCGGGTGACGCCACCGTCCTGGTCGAGCTGATGCCCAACGCATAGCGTGAGGCGTGAGGTCTGAGGGGCGAGGACAACCCGAGCCCCCGCCCTTGCCCCGAACTCTCACCGTTCACGGAGGAAAGGACCATGAAAATCTTTGGCAAGCAGATCATCGACTGGTCGAGAATCAACGAGGTGCCGCCCAAGGATCGCAAAGAGAAGATCCTCGAGGCCATCAACCTCGGCATCAAGAGCATCGCCGAGACCCCGGTTCCGGTCGTCGGCGAAAAGATTCAGGGCCCCGACAGCAACCTGGTCGGCTCGGTTCCGGTCGTCATGACCATGTCCGACACCGTCAAGCAGCCCGACCGTGGTTACGAGCTGATCTTCTCCGAGGTCAACATGCGGCAGAGCGCCAACAGCACCTTCGAGATTCTCGATGTCAGCGGCGGCGTCACCTTCTATCAGCATGAGCCTGGCGAGGAGGCGAAGCTCAGCAAACTGCCCTCCACCGCCAAGACCTCGGTCGGCTTCCTGCGCTTCACCGGCGGCTTCCCGATCCTCGACGACTGGCTGCGCTTCAACCAGTTCTACAAGATCGACCAGCTCACCGCCGACACCGTGCGCCGCTGGTACGATCAGAAGGCCACCCTTTTCTACTCCCTGATCAGCGCGCTGACCGGCATCGACGAGGCCTTCGACACCGACGACGCCACCACCATCAACAAGGCCTGCGCCAACATCCTCAACGACCTGGCCGGCGCCGGCTACACCGTCGACGAGCAGAGCAGCTTCGTCATCGTCTGCCACCCGCTGCTCAAGGCCCGCATCATGAAGGCCCTGGCCGCCGGGTACCTCAACCCCAACAGCAACATCAACCAGGTCGTCTTCAACATCTCGGCGGTCGTCACCACCACCAAGATCGCGTCGACCAGCTACTACGTCTGCCTGCCGGGCGAAAAAGCCCAGCGCGGAGAGTGGGAGGACCTCAACACCCGTCCGCCGCAGCGCAACGAGCTCAAGCTGGGCGCCGATCATGTCTGGACCGGTGCCTACAACGGTGCCATCGGCCAGAAGAAGCAGTTCAAGAAGTGCGCCCTCGCCTGATCCTGGGGACTCTCTCCTTGCGTGTTGTGCCGGGGCGGGCCGCCCCGCCCCAGCCCTTTTTCTGACGGACGCTGGTCATGGCCAAAATCAAAACCGACGACCTCATAAACCTCGGCTTCAACGCAGAGATGTTCGTCTTCTCCGACGCGATGACATTCGATCAGTTCCTGTCGAACGTCATCGACGAACAGGCGGCGTTGCTGTCCGCCCGGATTGGGGCGTCCGTCTACAGCTCGACCAATACCGACACCGCGGCCCGGGTGGCCCGGGCGGAAAAATGCCTGGCCGCTGCCGAACTCTACCAGCGCCGCTTCAACGCCATCGCCCAGGACATCCGCAAGGCCGACGGCATGGATGCCTTCAAGCTGCGCAGGACCTGGAAGGCCTACCGCGACGAGGCCGAAAGCCTGATTGAGCGCCTGGCTGCCAACGACAGCTTCGCCAGTAACGTCACAGTCTCCAGCCATTTCGAGGAGGATACCAGTGCTTGATATCCGCGTCGAAATCACTGGAGACAAGATCGTCCTGGCAGGCCTCCAGCGCCTGGGAAAAGCGATTCCCCGGGCCGTCGATCGCGGACTGGAACGCTCGGCCATGGGGCTGCATCGTGCCGCCATGAGTTTTCTCTCCGGCGGCAAGGGTCGCCCCGGCGGCTACCCGATCCCGATGCGCACCGGACACCTGCGCCGCAGCCTTGATTGGCTCGGTCCCAACCGCAGCAAATCGCAAAACGGGATGTCTTTCGCGACCGGGCCGCACGAGGCCCTGGTCTACAACTCGGCCGTCTACAGCCGCGCCATCCACGACGGTCGCGGTTCCAGCGCCAAATTCGGCGCGCGGCCCTTTCTGACCGACGCCTTTGAGCAGTTCAACCGCGGCAACCACATCGCCGGGATTATCGAAGAGGAAATCTCGGACGCCATCGCAAAGGAGGGCCTGGCGTGACCGAACCATGCAGGCAGGAGGCCACCATCGCTGTGCTGGCCGACCGCAGTAAAAAGATGGAATCGACCCTGACTCAAATTGCCTCGGCCATCGAAGAAAACAACCGGCTGCTGGCCGTGCTGACCGAGCAGGGAGCCGAAATCAGGCATCTGCGCGACACCCAGCAGCGTCTCGAAAACCGCTACGAACGCGATCTGCGCAACCTGTTCGGCCGGGTGCGCGACCTGGAACTGGCCCCGGGGAAGACCCTGGGCAAGCTGGCCATCATCCTCATCACAGCCGCGTCGAGCTGCATCGGAGGCATCGTCGCCGGCCTGGTTATCTGGAGCGTGAAAAATGCCTGAGTTCGGAAAGACATCCCGGGCCCGCCTGGCCACCTGCCATCCCGACCTGCAGCGGGTGATGAACGAAGTCATCAAGCACTACGACTGCTCCATCATCTGCGGCCACCGTGGCCGGGCCGCCCAACAGCTGGCGTTCGAGACCGGCAAGAGCAAGGCCCGGTTTGGCGAGAGTCCGCACAACTTCACGCCGGCCCTGGCCGTCGACGTGGTGCCCTACCCCATCGACTGGAGCGACACCAGCCGGATGACCCACTTTGCCGGCTTTGTGCTGGGTGTCGCCGAGATGCTCGGCATCGAGCTGAGGTGGGGAGGCGACTGGGACCGCGACACCCACCTGTCCGACAACCGGTTCGACGATTTCCCCCACTTCGAGCTGGCCGGCTGGCGACAGATGGTACGGGAGGGTGCGTGATGCTGGTCCTGGTGCTGAGTGCCCTGCTCTACGGCGGGCCGATCATGGATCCGCCGCCGGCCCTGCCGAGCGAGCCGCCGCGCATCGAAGAACGGTCTCGAAAGACCGCTCGCCGGCGTGGACAGAGGAGGGCGACATGAAGTTCAAGGATATTTTGCACACGCTCAAGCCATTCGCTCGCGTGGCCGCCAACTTCATCCCGGGCGGGCCGGCCGTCGTGGCCGCCATCAACAACTTTCTCCCGGACGACGAGAAGCTGCCGCCCACCGCCACCGGCGGAGAAATCCTCGCCCGACTCCAGGCTCTGCCTCCGGAGCAGCAGGCATCAGTCCTGGAGAAGGACATCGACCTGCAGATCGCCCGGGAAGAGGGGTGGACCGAACGGTACCAGGCCATGTGCGAGGCCGACGGCCAGAGCACCCGACCGAAAATCGCCCTGCTGATGGCTCGCATGCTGGCCATCCCTTATGTGCTGATCGGCCTGGCTATGGTCTATGCTGTGGTGGCCGGGCAGGCTGCACTGAAAGATTTGTGGCCGACCCTGTTGGCGTACCTCGGCGTCCCACTCGGCATCCTGAACAAATATTTCGGCGAACTGCGGCGCGAACAGGGCCAGCGCCTCGGGGTGGAAGACAAGGGACTGTTCGCCAGCATCGGCAGGATGCTCGGCAGATAGGGCCGCAACATGGGATTTGCCGACGTTCTCAAACAGCTGCAACAGCAACTTGCCAATGACTCCGGGCTGCAGTCGTTCGCCCAGACGGCCTGGGGCAAGGCCGTCACTGTCAGCCTGGTGTTCAGGGACCGCACCGAGGTCAGGATGCCCGATCTGCCCCTGATCATGATCACCCGGCCACAGGTCAGGCGCACCGAGCTGTCCAGTGTGCGGGACGGCCACCACACCGTGCGGCTCTACTGCGGCTTTCATCAGCAGAACAAGGAGACGGCCTGCACCAACATGATCGGGTTCGAAGAGGCCATCGACAACGCCATCGACGCTGACGACACCCTCGGCGGCACGGCCATTCAGGCCGTGCCCGGTGATTCGGTCAACGACGAGGGCATGTTCCACCCGGTCTATTTCGTCGTCAAGGATCTGAACATTCACCATCGGCAGTGGTAGGAGGACCCCATGAGACGTCCCGGCTCTTACGTCGCCGACAAAGGCAAGCTCAAACCCAATCCCAAAGACCCCGCCATGACCGAGCGTGGCAAGAACAAGGCGGCCCACAGCGTCGACGCCAAGCGCCAGGCGCAGCAGCCCGCCCCGGCCCAGCCGGCGGAAGGAGGTAAGGCATGAACAAGAACCGCGCCGTCATCCTGGCAAAAATCGAGAGCAGCTACGGCGTCGACGCCGCCCCGACGGCATCGGCAAATGCCATCTTCTGCAGCGAACCCGAGATCGAGGTGCTGACCAAGAAGATCGAGCGCTCCAACGTGCGCAACAGCTACGGCGCCCAGCTGCCCATCAATGTCGGCGAAGGGGTGAAGATTACCTTTTCCGCCGAAGCACGCGGCTCCGGAGCGGCCGGCACCCCGCCGGAGATCGGGCCGCTGCTGCGCGCCTGCGGACTCACCGAAACCATCAATGCCGGCGTCGACGTGCAGTACGATCCGCACTCCGACGGGCTGAACGGCGAGTCGGTCACCATCTGGTTCTACCGCCACAACCTGCTGCACAAGGTGGTCGGCTGCCGCGGCACGGTCAAGCTTGAGGCCAAGGCCAACGAGGTCGGCAAGTTCACCTTCGAGTTCACCGGCCTGTACGCCGACCCCGTCGACGACACCCTGCCGACCGCGACCTACAACAACACCCTGCCGCCGGTCTTCCAGTCTGCCGCGCTGACCATCGACAGCTACGCCGCCGTGGTCGAGTCGCTCTCGATCGATCTGGGCAACAGCATCAGCCGGAGGCCCGACGCCAACGCGGCCACGGGAATCCTCGAGTACTTCATCGGCGACCGTCAGGTCAAGGGCGAGATCGACCCCGAGGCGGTTGCCTTGTCAACCAAGGATTTCTGGGCGATGTGGCAGAACAGCAGCGCCGTCGCCTTCAGCGCCACCATCGGCCAGACCGCCGGCAACAAGATCACCATCAGCGGGCCCAAGGTCGCCATCGACGAGCTGAAATACGGTGATCGCGAGAACATCCTGACCTACTCGATGCCGCTGATTTTCACCCCCAACGCCGGGGATGATGAGATCAAATTCACCTTCGCCTAAAGGAGCGTTGCAGACATGCGTGACCTGAAGCCTACCGACAAAAACGAACTGGTCGTCCACGACGCCATCAGTGGCACCGACATCGTGCTCTATTACCGCCTGCCCACCACCTCGGAGAGAATCGCCTACCAGCGCGCCCTGATCAGAAAAACCGGCAAAAAAGTGGTCTTGCGAGCGGGCGAGGCCCGTCAGGAGTTTGGGCTCAAGATCCTGACGGGAATCCGCGAAGGCGATTTTGGCTACGATGGCAAGACCATCAGTTCAGACCCCAAAAGTGAGCGGTATCGCGATGATTGGAAACAGCTGGTCGGCGAAACGGCCGGCGATCTGGTTGAAGTGCTAGCTCTAACTGTCTTCGAAGGTGCTCGCACGGCCACAGCCCCTACCGATTTCGATTTCGATGAGGGAGAAGAGGCCACCCCTTTGCCGACGACCTCCGGCGACTGAGAAAACAATGCACGCCGGAGCGTAAACGTCAATGCGCCCAAAACGCCGGACCGCACCTCGACGCCATGTGCGGGGCCTGCGATGCACGTGACGAACCCAACGTCAGCGACTGGTTCGCTCACGTTTGGTTTCTCTATCAACTGCAAGAAGGTGGCTACCCGTTCAGGCAAAACGACCTGACGATCGATGAGTGGTTGGGCCTTGCCGAGTTGAGAGCAGCCCTGGCAGAGCCTCCGGAGCAATAATCGCCATGGCAAATTCAACCGTGGTCAAGCTTGTCATCACGGCCAAAAACACCACCAAGCGAGCCCTTGACGAGGTCAAATCTGGCGTAGCTGGTTTGCAACGTGGATTTGAAGAGTCGTCCATAGCGGCCAACAATCTTGGTGTCCGCGCCGGTCAGGCCTTTGAAAAGGTCGGGAGACACGCCGACCATGCCACGCACAAGATCGGCCTGTTCCAATCCAGGATTGGCAACAGCATCATGCAGCTGATGATGCTGCAGATGGTTGGCCAAATGGCATTTCAGGGTGTGGCGGCAGTTCTGCACAGCACCTACGGGGAAGTGGAACGGTACACCATGTCGGTCACTCAGATGGCCGCACTGATCGCGTCGTTCCAAACACGTGGAGACCCTGCTAAAAACTACCGCAAAGCCAGAGATTATGCCCAGGGGCTGGTCACAACCCTTGAGGAGATAGACGCTCAGACCGTTGCCTCGGCTGGTGACCTACAGCTGATCACCGAGGAAATGGCCAAACAGCGCATCCTGCTCGATACGAACAACGCCGCTGCCGTCGAGGGGTTCAAAAACCTGGCGAACGCGGTCGCGGTCATTGCCGGTGGCTACCAGAACAAGGAGATCCAGATCCGGCAGGAAATCCGAGCGCTGATGCAGGGCGAGGTGGACATGAACAGCCAACTCTCCCAGCAGATCAACGCCATGGTGGGCGGCGGACTGCGGCAGAAAGTCGAACTGTGGAAAAAGGAAGGTCGCCTCATCGAAGAAATCGGCGGACTACTCAAAGGATATGCCTCGGCGTCAAACGACATCGAAGGGACCTGGGCCGCGCTTGGCTCGACCCTCGAAACCATCAAGAGCCGCATCATGCGCCTCGGGTTTGCCGAAATGTACCATGACGTCAACGGGCAACTGATGCTCATGAACGGCTACCTGCGTGAGCACTCCGGAGAAATTGCGACTGCATTGCGCAAAGGGTGGCTGGCCGTAAAAGGGCTTGTGGTGTCGATACGTGACGTACTGCGAGCTTACGAGTATCCCCTGGGGGTTGTACGGATTCTGGTGAGGCTGGTTGCGGACGGTCTCGGCATGGTTGCGGCTGTCGCCCTGCCGACGATTACCGAAAAGCTTGTACAAGCAGTTGCTCTGCTACGTGATCTTGTCCACCTCGTGTACGTGTTCGGCCGCTTTTTCGTCGACTCGGTTGCCGTTGCCCTTGAGTCGATGGGCAAGATCGGCAAAATCCTCTACAACATCGTCACCATGAACAAAGAAGGGCTGCAGGCAGCAATCCACGAATTCAACAACATGGATACGGTCGCCAGCCTGAAGGACGACGCCCTACTTCTCAAAGGTGTTCTCGAGGCGACAAGGGACGATGCGTCGAACCTGTTCAACCTGGAGGGATTCGACAGGCGGTTTGATGCTTATGTCCGTGAGGCAAAAAACCTGAAAGCGGCTGTCGGAGTTCCGGATATCAGCAGTGGCTCTCCCGCTTTTACCCCTTCTCCCGACACGGTCGCCCTCGGCATCGCCGCCGGCAACGCCACGGCTCCAGACGGCTGGATGCTGCGCGACCAGGGTATGGCCGCCGCCGTCGAGCGCGCCAAGACCGCCAAGCTCGAGCTGCAGGAGTGGATGCGCGAGCAGGACCTGCTCGAAGCCCAGCAGATGCAGGACCATTGGATGCTGCGCGAGCAAGGCATGGTCGCAGCCGTCAACCGCGAGATCAAGATCCTCCGGTGGCAGGCCGACCAGAAGATAAAGATTGAGCAGCAGACCAACGCCACCATCCTCAACATGAAAAAAGGCAACATCAACGCCGCCCTGACCCTGATGCAGCTTTTCGCCGGCAAGAGCAAGGCCATGGCCCTGGCCGCCCTGGTTGTGCAGAAGGGCATTGCCATGGCTGAAACGTTCATCCAGACCCAAACCGCTGCCTCGGCAGCGATTGCTCCGCCGCCGCTTGGTCTCGGCCCGACGCCAGCAGGTTTTGCCCTGGCCTCCGCCATCGAAACCCAGGGGGCCATCCGCATGGGACTGATCGCCGCCACCGGGCTCGCCCAGGCCATCACCTCCGGCGGCGGTGGCGGCAACTACGGCGGTGGCACGCTCGGCAGCCCCGTTCTGACCGCCCCGCCGCCGAAAGCCCTGCCCGAGCCGGCCACAGAGCAGGGGCAGGGCATGACCGTCAACATCACCATCGAGGGCGCCAGCCTGGTCGACGAGACCACCCTCGACCGGTTCGCCCGTGAGATCGGCGACAGCCTGATCAAAGCCAAAGCCGACGGAGCCTACGCATGAACCCGGTGATCCTCTCCGACAACCGCTTTGCCGACGCCACGCCAACCGCCACCGGCACGGCCACCGGTTACGACCCGGCCAACATCGCCGATCGGCGCCCCTACACCCTGTGGGTCGCCCCGGCCGTCGGCACCCACGACATCACCGTGCAGGCCTCCGGCGCCGCCAACGCCTTCGCCATCGCCGGCCACAACCTGAAAACCGCCGGCGCCACCGTCACCCTGCAGAGCTCCGACGACGGCACCACCTGGACTGATCGCGCCTCTGTCACCCCGGCCAGCGACGACCCGCTCCTGATCGCCTTCGCCAGCGTCACCGCCGCCTGGGGCTGGCGCCTGCACATCGTCACCACGGCCGCCGCCGCCCAGATCGGTGTCGCCATGGTCGGCACCCGCCTCGAGTTCCCGTTCCCGCCCGAGGCACCCTTTGTCCCCGAGCGGGTCACCCCGGTCACCGAGCAGACCATCAGCAAGGCCGGTCATTTGCTCGGCGTCGTTGAGCGCTACCAGAAGGTCGCCATCGACCCCGCCTGGAAAAACCTCGACCGCACCTGGGTCGAGCAGACCCTGCGCCCCTGGTGGGATGCCGTCGCCGCCCGCCGGCTGCCGTTTTTCTGGGCCTACGACCTCGATGCCTACCCGGATCTGGTCCACTACGTGCGCCATACCGGTGACTGGCGGGCCCCCATCAGCGTCGGCTCCCTCGTCGACCAGGTGGCGCTCAAACTGGAGGGCGTGCTGTGACCACCTACGCGACCGAGACCGCCGCCCTGGCCCGCACGCCCGTCGACCTGCTCGTCATCACCCTCGACGGCTGCAGCCTCACGTTCGGCCAGGCCCCCTGCACCGCCACCGGCACACCCTGCTACAACACCTGGGCCACCTGCCGCGCGCGCTCGGCCTACACCCGCGTCGACAAGGTTTTCAAATTCTCGTCCATCGACGTCCCGCTTCCGTTCGCCGGCCCGCGCCCCTACCTGGTCAAGGCCAGCTCCCTGCCGACCGAGATCAAGGACAAGATCACCGTCAAGGGCCGTCTCACCGTCACCCTCGCCGACGAGCCGGACGCCGACATCGGCCTCGATCCCTACCGCGACCAGCGAGCCAGCGTGCCGGTCACAAGCTACTGGCGCAAGATCCTCGCCCGCTACCGCTACCAGGGCCGCGCCATCGCCCTCTATCGCGGCTACATCGGCCTGCCAGAGACCGACTATCAGCTACGCTGGGCCGGCGTCATCGACAACGTGCGTCTCGACCGAGACCAGGTTCGCATCGAGGCCGTCGACCTGCTCCAGGCCCTCGACAAGATCGAGATCCCCCCAAAGGTTCAGATCGATCTGGTCGCCGAGTGCGCCGCCGGCGCCACCGAGGCCACCCTGTCCGACGTCTCGGCGCTGCCGGCCACCGGCTACGTGCGCATCGACGACGAGATCATCAAGTACACCGGCGTCAACACCAGCAGCAACCAGATCACCGGCCTCGCCAGGGGCCAGTTCGACACCCTTGACGCCACCCACAGCGCCGACACCAAGGTCGAAATCGTCTGCCACATCACCGGCAACCCCGTCGACGTCGCCAAGGCGCTGCTCACCAACGATCCCGACATCACCGTCAGCAACCCGCCCGGCGCCGGCATTGGCCCCGCCCGCGTCGACTCCACCGCTTGGACCACCTGGCGCGACTGGCCCGTGCTCGATCTCGACGTCGATGCCGTGCTCACCAGCCCGACCAAGGCCAGCAAGCTCTTTGCTGAGCTGATGCAGATCATCGGCGGCAGCGCCTGGCAGAACGAAGACCAGCAGATCACCCTCCACCGGCTGCTGCGCAACGACCCATCGCGCAGCTACCATGCCATCAGCGACGATGCCAACATCGTCGAGCGCTCCGCCCGCGTCGATCTCAACGACAGCTCGCGCCTCACCCGCGTCGTGCTCTATTGGGACCGCGATCCCCTGGCCAGCGACGACGACAAGCCTGAAAGCTACGACGCCATCGAGGCCGTCATCGACCTCGGCGCCGAGTCCGCCAACGACTACGGCGACATCGCCCAGGAGACCATCTACAACCGCTGGTACCGCCGTTCGCAACCGGCAACCCAGGAGGACATCGCCCGGCAGATTGCCGCCACCGCCCGACGCTACCTGCACGCCCGGCTCGATCCGCGTCCGCGCATCACCCTGGCCGTCGAGCTCAAGGACGAAGGCATCCGCGTCGGCGATTACGTTCGTCTCTCCACCGACGAGATCCTCGACGCCACCGGCGCCCCGCTCAACCGGGCCCCCTACCGCGTCGTCAAGCGCGAGCCGGCCGGCAGCAAGGTCCGCCTCACCCTCGAGGCCGTTCCCGGTCGGCCGGTCTGCATCCTCGCCCCGGCTGGCACCACCACCGACCACACCTCGGCCAGCGAAGCCGAGCGCGAATATGGTTACCTCGCCGGCTCCGACGGGCTCATGCCCGACGGCTCACCCGGCTACGTCCTCTACTAGGAGATCTCAGCCATGGCATGGAATCCATTGACCGACACTGAAGTGCTGCCCGGAAAGATATGGGGGTCAGAGCAGGCCACCAAAGTGAAAGACAGCCTCGATTACCTCAATAGCCAGATCGGCAGCCTCGGATCCGTCGACATCCCCAACGGCAGTTTCGAGCTCGACAGCGATGGCGACGGCGTGCCGGACAGCTGGACGTGGACGGCCTATCCGGGGGGGGGCAAGGCGCTTTCGTCTGGGGCCCACGGAGCAAATTGCTTTGCTATTACCCATCCTGGTGGTGCCGGTAACGGTGGCGGGTGGATAAGGAGCGATTATGTTCCATGCTCGGAGTGGTTGCCGGAGGTCTTGAGTCTTCAGCATTGGGCCACCGCTGCCGGGATGAAAAATATCATAGATGTCCACTTCTACAGTGCATCGAAAACGTGGCTTAGCTCGTCACGGCTTTATAACTCGACAAACAACCCGACATCCCCCACGCAGCTCATCTTGGGGTTCACTCCACCCGCCGGCTCCAGATTCTACAAGATCGCATTGGTTGGAGGGTACACCGACACGAATGTCGCCGGTACGGCGTATTTCGACGGCGTCACCCGCTTGGCTCGGCCAACCGTGTCCGGCATCACAAACTCCGCGGCATCTAAAAGCACTGCCTCGACCACATGGTTTGACGTCGCCACGATAACAGTCACGTTGCCCTATGCTCTTGGCCTCGACATCCTCTTGTCCCTACCCGTCAGTGTGGTCGGCGGCATTAATGTCAGTAACATCCCGGCCGATGGCAGTGCACGGTTAGCGATCGGCACAACGTACAGCAACGAAATCACCTCTATCGATGCGCGCCATCAAGACGGTGTGTGCGTCATCAAGGCCCCCGGCACATCTCCGCCCGGTAAAACTATCGCGGTCAGGCTTCAGGCAAAATCCTCCGACGTTCAGGCCAGCGCAACCGCCAGTGTTGCCGCCAATTCAGTTATGGGAGTGATCTAATGCGCATCCTTGTCATCCACGATAACATCGATATCTTTGTCTGGCGCGTCGGCGAAAGTGCTGCCGACGCCGAGGCCCACATCCGCAACGGCTATCCCGATTTGCTGCCTGCATGGCAGGCTG